ATCAAGATTTGAAATATGTGATTCATACATTGATTTTGAACTAATAAAACTACATTGTGGTTCTAATTCTTCTAAGCGCCGAATTTCATTTTGAATAACTTCTTTCCAATCATATGCTTCTTTCCATATATCTAATTGATTAATATGAATAATTGAAAAGCCTTCTTTAACACAATACTTGATTTTTTCAATATCTTTTACTTGAACATTTTCAGGAGCATCCCAATTAGAAATTTGTGTAAAATGTTGTTGCCCATCAACTTCTATTAGAATCTTTTTGGAAATAGATCCAAAATCAAATGGCATCACATTTCCTGTATTGGAAAAGCAACACCATGGAAAACGAAGTTGAGTGGTCCATTCTCCATCTTGTAATTTTAGAAAGGCATATACTTTTGCCTCGGTTTTCTTTTTACAGTAAGGACACCAATATCCAGTCAATACATTATATAATTTTGATTTAAATTCTGAATCACATATATTGCAATTAAATATATATGTTGTTTCAGATCCTTTAAATAATTTGCGTGGAGAAGTTGTATTTTTTATACTCCAGCAATGTATTTGTGGATGAGACGCAAATGATTTTTGAAAGCATGAAGTACAATCTTCTTTTTCACATAAATATTTATTTGCACAATAGGGGCATGAACCATTTCGATTAATATAATGCTGTACTTTTGTATTATAAGAATGATAACAAATTAAACAGTTGAATATTATTAATTTATTGGATTGAAGAAATAGATGTCTTGGATGTATTTCATTTTCAGAAGACCATGCTTTACTAATTTCATGAGAAGCACATGATTTGTCAAAACATATTATACAATCATCTTGATTACACAATTGTTGACTTGTACAAAAGGGACAATGTTTATCATTATTAATGCTATATAATGCAGATGAAAATGAATGTTTACAATCTATACATTCAAACCAGAATTTCTTATCTGATCTACGCATAACTTGCCGAGGTTTTAGTTCATTTTTAGTAGACCATGATTCTGCCATAGGATGTGGTGCGAATGATTTTTGATAACAGAAGAGACAATCATCCGCATCACATAATCCATCACTCTTACAATATTTACACCATTGTCCTGAACATACATTCTTCATAATCATTTCAATTTCATGCCCACAATCACCACAATTAAACTTGTATTTCTTATTACTATTTTTAGTTACTTGGATAGCTCTAAGTTCATTTTGTGAACTCCAACAAGATGCTCGTTGATGGGTAGCAAACGAACGTTCATAACAAATAATACATGATTCTTCTCCGCAAAGTAGCTTTTGAGTAGCAGAACAACTCATTATTAGTTTCCTCTATAAAATAGAGGTGAATCAATTTTAAGTTACCGGGGTTGCTATAGGTGATAATCTTAATTATCCAATTTAATACTTTACTAAAGTTTTAAATTAGATATATAGAAATTAAAGATTATGACTGATAATTATTATTTTTTCACAAAACACTCTTTACAATACTCAATATTATTCCGTTTAAGTAAACATTTACTACATAATTGTTTATTACAAACATCACAATAATACGTAGTGTCATTGTTAAAATCTACAGAGTAACATTGAAAGCACACTACTTCATCATAACATTCTTTACAGAATGTATAATTTTTTGAATCAATAATTATATCGTTAGAAGAAAATTCTTTTATACAATTTTTACAAATAATAGTCGGATATTCGTGTAACCACATTGAATAGTTATTTAGACTAACACTATTAAATGTTACTTCTAATTTATTAGGTCCTTTATCAATATTTCTAAAAATGATTTCGTAGTCACCAATATCCTTCTCATTCCAATTTATGTCATCAATTAATTGTTCAATTGCTAAGAAATTATAAAAAATTGGCTTTCCCGTATGTAAATCCGCATCACGACTATGCCATATTTTTTTAGTTTCTTTATGAAGAAAGTAGATGTCAAAAGTATATCCACTATCAAATATGTTAGTTATAACTATAAAATCTTGAAGATTGTACATAATATATACTATCCTATTCTGTATCTCGTTTTTTTAAACCCTGTAGATTTGTCAAATTTATAAAATAATGGGTGGTCCTAGGCAGTAGAGATGTATTGCCAATTCATTTCCCCACATATCTTCTCCCACGTCTTATCTTGTAGATAAAGTTTATCACGATTTTTAAGGAGTGGAAAGCACGGTAAATATTCATCCATTTCTAAAAGCTCGCACATCTTATAAAGCACATATCCATACGATAAGAAGTTTCTGCGGCCCTTGGGACAATGCTTTTTAAAAGATGGTTGAATTTCACGAAACATATGACGTAACTTTTCCTCATCCTCACGAGACATACACGGCGCATTTTGACCATTAAGACGATTTATAATATGTGGAATATGTTCATAATATTTTGATGCCTTCATCTTTCTTAGAATCTCACGCAACTTAGTTGGTTTTAAACTGGCCATGTTTGTAATACGTTCTTTTTTGAGTTGTACAAGAATGGCATCATAAATTTCACCAGGAATTTCGGTACTTTCCTTGGCTTGAAATTGTGCCAACCATTCATTAAAATGATTGATTTTCTTATAGGCATAATAACATACTTCGCGAGGTGGATCTTTATATGATGGCTTATCACTATCAACTAGAATAAACTCTTGATGACCGCATTTTGAACAAGTAAGATTTGCTTCATTTAGGCACATAATCATCTCATTGCCGCAGAGATCGCAAATTGTCCAAGGATCATCATATTCTTCTATGCTATTACGCGCCATTGCGGGATTTTCAAGTTGAAGATAATCATTAAGTAACTGATTTCTTTGATGACCCTTTTTTTGAGGGATAATTACAGTATTATTAAAGTCTTTTTGCTCAGTCTGTTGTTCTTCTTGGGCCACTCCTTCAAGAATGGCAAGAATTGAACCAGGTTTTGCCTTAGTAGTATTATATGTTTTTGTCCCTTGTTGTATTTGATCTTGAATATCGTAATAATTATAAAGTATATCACCTGTTCTAAGATAATAATCCATTAATTCTGAACCATCCTCAATAGATTTAATTCTTTTTTCAAGAATTTCAACGTCTTTTTCAAGACGCCATATTTCAATATCACAAGTAGTATTTTTAATACGCTGTTTAAGATTAACTAGTTCTTGTTTGTATACTGCTAAATTATCTTTTTGTTCAAGATGCTCCTGAACTTTTTGGCTGTGAATAGCGTCGAGTGTAGTGCGAGCTTCCGGATTACTACGTTTTGAAGTTTTAACTTTAAAAAACGCACCTTCATTCATTGGTGAAATGTACTTATACGGTAAGCGTCGTTACTTTTTAAATCCCTAGTGAAATTATAATTTAGATAAACGCGTTATGAAAACGTTTAGTATTATTTATAATGAAATGTAAATTTATATTAAAAACAGTATACAAATCATATCTCCGGCCTATTTTAAAAAATATATATTTTTTAAAAATTATGTTTTTTCAAAAATTATTATCTTAGATCTAAGTATAAAAAAATGACTGGTGGTGGTTTAATGCAACTCGTAGCTTATGGCGCCCAGGATGTTTACCTCACTGGTAACCCCCAAATTACGTTCTTCAAGGTGGTTTACCGTCGTCACACCAACTTTGCCATGGAGTCCATTGAAAACCCCTTCAATGGTGCCCCCAACTTCGGCAAGAAGGTGACATGCACTGTTCAACGCAACGGTGATTTAATCTACCGCATGTACCTACAGGCGACGCTACCCCAGGTACAGCTACAGTCGTCCGATGGCTCTGGTGCCCAGTTCCGTTGGCTCAACTGGATTGGTCATAACATTATCAACTACGTTGAAATTGAAATCGGTGGCCAACGCATTGACAAGCAATACGGACAGTGGCTCCACATCTGGAACGAGCTCACCCAGGAGCCTGGCAAGCAGGCCGGCTATGCCAAGATGGTTGGCAACGTCCCTGAGCTCACCAACCTGCTATACCAGGGTGGAAGCACGTGCGACAATGACTGCTATGGAGGTGAGCCCCTCACGTCCGAAGTCATTACCAGCTGCTCGCCGATGTACACGCTGTACATCCCCCTCCAGTTCTGGTTCTGCCGCAACCCTGGCCTTGCGCTCCCCCTGATTGCGCTCCAGTACCACGAAGTGCGCATCAACCTTGAGTTCAACACCCTCAACAACATCTGCTGGGACTACAGCAACTCGTCTGACCCCCATGCCGTGCGCAACCGCGTGGGACAATGCGGCCTGGCCGCGGCGTCTCTGTACATTGACTACATCTACCTTGACACGGACGAGCGCCGCAAGTTCGCCCAGGTATCTCACGAATACCTCATTGACGTGCTACAGTTCACGGGCGGTGAATCCATCACGTCTTCGGCCAACAAGCTAAAGCTCAACTTCAACCACCCGTGCAAGGAGCTCGTGTGGGTTGTACAACGCGACTCGTTCGTGAGCTGCGATGACTCGGTTATCAACCCGTGGAAGGGACAACAGCCGTTTAACTTCTCGGACTGGTGGGACCGCTCCGTGCTGGAGTCTGGTTACTCCGTGACCCGTGTGGAGGGTATGGCGGGCAAGAACCCGACGATCACGGCCCTGCTACAGCTCAACGGCCATGACCGCTTCTCCGTACGCGACGGCAACTACTTCAACTGGGTCCAACCGTACCAACACCACACCAACATCCCCGCCGTGGGTGTTAACGTGTACTCGTTCGCCCTACAGCCCGAGCAACACCAACCCAGTGGCACGTGCAATCTGTCGCGCATTGATAACACCACGCTCTTACTGACGGTGAGCAACAACGCGGTGGGCACCAACCTCAGCTCGACGGTGTACGTGTACGCGACGAACTACAACGTTCTACGCATTATGAGTGGAATGGGCGGACTTGCGTACTCTAATTAAGTATGTTATCACAATCTTATATTTTATTATATATTCTTTTATAATATAAAAATACAATAGTATTATACTATATAATATATATTGTATTAAACCCTACAGATGCGTCATGGCGAACACGATGGAATAGGTTTATAGAAGCATTGGATAAATCAGTAGATGATTCTATAAAACTAGAAATAATTAAGAAATTTATGGCAGCGCAGAGAATAAAGGTGTATAGAGCTTCAAAACAGTTAGATACTTGAACTATACAATATAAATTATTAAATCTAAAAATTCTATTGTAGAAATATGCTTTTTAAGATTATTGTAATAATCAAAATCACCTCCATATTTTAGCTCCCAAGTAGATTTATTTGCCATATCAAACGGGATAATACCACACGGTGTTCCAATATCATCTTGTATAATTTGACCTAATATGGATGGAACAATTACACTATTACTTTTTTTATAAAATTTAGCAATATACAAAGTATTTGAATTATGACACATTCTTCTTAATTT